AACTTATCTCCAGTTTCTAAAGCAATCTTTGTTTGTATATCTAAAGTTGTTCCTGCTGGTAATGAAACATCATTCAAGATGTGTCTTAGTGTTCCACCAGACTTTGTAACGCTTACATCAACTGTAACATCAGCACTACTGGAATTTACATTTGATAGTAAAAGACCAATAGAAGTTTCAGTTGTTGAACTTGGAACAGCATCGATTATATCGGTTGCACTGGTTGCTAAAACGCCAGTACTCGAATGCAAGGTATCTGCCATAATTTAAATAAATCCTTTCTAGCTTAACGCTAATACTAGTCCTAAAGAAACACCTGCTGATGCATTTAACTGCCCACTTGAAGCAGTTAATCCAGTTCCAGCTATGCCAGAAACAAAATCAGCTATGCTCTCTTTTTTACTTCCATTACTATCATCTGCATCAATAATAGCGATACTATCATTTGCAACGCTTACTGTTGCTGATGCTAGATTATTTAAGTCTGTTGTCATTGTAGCTGAGAATGCACCTGATGTCGCAGATGACCCACCAGCAAGTCCAGAGTTAGATGCAGTAGTAATTGTAACTCCAGTGATGTCTCCAGACCCTATGAACGCTACCCAATTTGAGCCATCATAAAATTGTAATTCATCTGTATCTTTTAAGAAGCAGAACATACCTTCTGCATCAGATGTTCCCAAAGCTGTATCTCTTGCTGTTGAGTTTGCATATACTTGTATTACTTGGTCTTGTACAAATGTTTGAAAAGTTGTAGCATCAATCAAGTCTCCTGTTGAGTAGGATTTCCAACCTGCTCCTGCCATTATTTATCTCCTTTATTCTCTTTTATCTTAGCACTAACCATAAGCAAATCGTGTACCAATTCCTAATTGAGCTTGTCCTAATACCCAAGATGCTGATGATGCTGGGCTAAGTGTAACAGTCCAACTCCAAGTTTGTGTTGAAGCATTTACTGAATGATTTATAGATTCAATAAATAATTCATCACTGAATGTACTTGCATCTGTATTTGTTATATTTACTTTTATTCTATCTCCTAAATCTCTTCCAAGTGCATGTTGCCAGATACTTGTATTCTGTCTTGGGTTGACTACTAAACTATCAATTCTAATTATTGGTATAGCTGTTTCAGATAAATTTTGTTGTATTATTCCAAACACATCTGTGTCATTAATATTGATAGTTGTCTCAGTAGAGTTTATAGCAGTAAATCTTTGAATACTATCACTGTCTGCAATGTATTGTGTTGAACCACCACTTCTTGTCCAAGAGTATGAGTTGATTACTTCATTGTCATCAAAAGATAAACCAACATCTGTATAAGGTAAATTAGAACCAGAATTATCAAAAGTTGCTTGTACAGTTGTTGCATTTGTATTTGTAAATTTATATGCCCTATTTCTAAATGTTGCCTTACCTTCTCTATCCATAAAGAATTGTCCATTCTCAGATAACTCACATTCTCTTAACCCTGTAAGAACATTTGTTGTTATAGCTTGAGATATAACTTGTTTTGTTCCTGTATCTATACTTCGTAATGCAGAAGGAAATCCCATACTATTAAGAATCCTTGATACTCTTGCAGAAGATAATTCTTGAGAATCGTTATAACCTAATCTGGTTGATTGTCCTAATTCACTAAAACCAGCTCTACCAATTCTCCAACCAACTGATTGAAAACTCTGGTTTTGAAATAATCTAAATGCATCAATGGCTTGAAATGTAACAATAGAGTCTGCACCTTCAGCTACAAACACAACTGGTACAGCTTCCAAGAATCCCCTAAAAATTGTGTATGTTGAAGAATCATAAGTTGCTTTTATTCTGACTTGTTTTAAAGGTTGTAGTTTTGTTCTTGAGTTTGCAGAATCATAATATGGCGAAGATGTATTTGCTGGATTAAATCTATTATCTTGGTTTGAAACAGTAAAAGATAATGTTCCTGCATTAAAAGAACCAAACTCATTTGACCGACCCCTTGAAATATCAAAGTATCTTACATAAGAAGAAATATCTGTAAATGATTGAGATGAAGCAAAAGGTTCAGAATCTAACGCTATCTCAACTGTTATATCTACATCAGAATCAAATGAAGCTGACATTAGTTTATTTGATAACCATTTCTCAAAGCTCTCTTTGTAATCTCTGCTACTCTTCTAGCTTGTTCATCAGCAGAAGCTCCTTCTACTTTTATGTTTTGATTAATGACTTGATTTACTATTGGCGACATTGATACATCTCCAGCTTTTGTGCCTGTTCCTGCAAAAGGGCTTACTGTGTCTGGTGTTATAGAACCATCAGTACCAGTCTTATTTGAACCAGAACCAGACCCAGACCCAGAACCAGAACCAGAGCCAGAACCACCACCACCACCTTGTAATGTTTCGAGTTCCATTATTTTCTTCATCAATGCATTAATCGCTGAGATACTTGTATTCGATGAATCTGCAATCTGGTCAAAAGCTAAGAACAAATTATCAAATGCTTTTACTTCTTCGATAGCTTCTAACAAATTATTATGAGCTTCTGTAATTCTTATAATGTTTGCTGGTGTTTTTGCTGTTGCTTCATTATATTCTTGAGTAGCTTCTTTTAATCGTTCTCTCTCTCTAATTAAATCTTCTTCGGCTCTTTTTACATCTTCTTCAGCACTAAGTAACTCTTGTTGAGCTTGTATTGATTCCCTTGATACTTGAGTAGATTCGTTTTGTAATTCAATAAGTCTCTCTTGCGCGACAGCTAATTCAAGTTTTTGTATTTCTGATTTATCTTCTACATCTGTTAATTCTTGTACTTTTTCTTGTTGTCTTGCGATTGCTAATGCTTCTTTATTTGATAGCTCAGTGCCATGTTCAGCTAATCTGTTTGCTTCTTCCTGTGCTGTTTTTTGTTGTAGTCTAGCTTGTTCTAGTTTCTTCTCAGCATCTGCAACATCAGTAACTCGCTCTTCCCTAATCTTAAGAAGTCGCTCATTCTCTTTAAATATATCGTTATATGCTTCTTCTGCATTAATCATTTTCATCAAAGCACCCAATTGATTGTTTTTTAATTCATTAGTTAAATCTTCTGAGTTATCTACAAAATCTTCTACTTCTTGGTTAACTTCATTTAGTACATCTCTATTCATTGCAAGTTCAACTTCTAATCTATGCATATTTCTTGCTTGGTCGTTTGCTTGAATTGCACCTTCCCTTAATCCATCAGCAAATTCTTTATAAACTTCTATTCGCATTTGATTGTTGTAATTCTCTTGTGCTTCAGCAAGAGCATCAACAACTTTTGGTACTGGCAATGCTGTCCTATTAAGAAAATTAAAAACGCTTACTAAGAAGTCTAAACCTTTTGCAAAATCTTCAAGGTCTGGCATTCTTCCTACAAGAACATCTAAAAAAGCACCAGTGATTTCTATTGCTTCTTTAAACGCTGGTTTGTAATTTTCTAAAATCATTAATCCAACATCATCAAACTTACTCTCTAATATTTCTAATTGTGCTTGTAAAGAATCAACTTGATTCTCAGCAACTTCTTGGGTTATACCACCTGCATCTTCTAAATCATCTTGGAATGTTCTTATAGAATCTGATGCACCAGATAATATCTTGACAGCATCAGCAACACCACGATTAAGTCCTAGTGTATCAAGTAAGACTGCCTTCTGTTCATCAGATAGACCTGCCATACCATTATCAAGTTCTTCTACTACATCAGCTAGATTTTTTAAGTTTCCTTCGTTATCAACAACATTTATATTAAACTTTTCAACCTCTTCTCTATTTTTACCAACAGCTCTTGTTACATCTCGAAGTAACTGATTTAGCTTCTCTCCAGCTTCAGCTCCCTTTACACCTCTATCAGCAAATGCAGATAATACAGCAACACCTTCTTCAATAGATTTATTAGTTACTTTAAGGGCAGAACCAGCTTTGTTTGTAAGAGCTTCTGAGAACTGTTGAACAGAAGCGTTTGCTAATGTGTTAGCTTTTACTAAAACATCTGTAACTCTTGTTAGGTTATTAAGGTTGTCTTGTGCATTATCAACTGTAAGTCCTAATGCAGACTGGGCATCTGTTGCTAAGTCAGTAGCAGTCGCCATATCAAACATACCAGCTTGAGCAAACTTAGCTACTTGTGGAAGTGCAGATATTGACTGTTCTGCATCTAAACCAGCAGATGCTAAGAAGAAAAACGATTCTGCTGATTCTGTTGCTGTAACTCTCATAGTTACTGCTACTTCTCTGGCTTTTTGAGCCATTCTATCTTGCTGGTCATTAGTCGTTTGCATGATTGCAAGAGACTGAGTCATTGCATCATCAAACTCTATAAAGTTTCTTGTTGCATCAGCGAGAGCTTTTGCTAAGACAGTACCGACAGCAAGACCAGCTACACCAGCACCTTTTGCAAGTTTGCCTAGATTTTTACCACTCTTATCAGCAGAACCACCTAAGTTATCAACTTGTCGTTTTGCAAGTTCTGCACCTTTAGTGATTATATTTATCGCTATGTCTGCTATTGCCATTATCTTTTTCTCTTCTTAGCTTCAGCATCAGCTAAAGCTCTTGCCTTATTTATTTGGTTGTTTTCCCAATTATAGAACGCAATCCACTGATTGTATTCCATTGTACTCATACTAGCTAATAGCTCTGCGACAGTCATGCCAAGCTCTCTGGATAACTTAAATCTAAATGTTAAATCTAAATCAGTATCAAAATTGTTCTGCTTCGGCAGAACCCCCAAAGCCATTAAGCTGATTTATTTTTTCAAATATCGTGTCAATAACTTTTGCATCTTTTGTGTAAAGTTCTTGGATAGTTTCATCATCTAGTTCTGGTTCTACAATACAAACTTTTAAAAGTTCTTTTTGATAATCAAAACCATCTGTGTCTTTATCTCTAAGCAATTTACCTAATTCGACTTGCATACCTTTATTGATACCACGAATCAGAATAGAGAATCCCCATTCTTCAATTTCAAATTCTTCTTCTGGAACTGAAGGAAGATTCTTTATATCATTAGTAGATAATCGTTTCATGTATCTCCTCTCTCTTTATTATCTAATTAGTGTGTGCCACGAGTAACTGCACCAGAAACTTGTAAGTCTGCTGAGTAAGCGACTACATCTCCTACTGGGGAACTCATTGCATAGTTAGTTAGTATGCATTCTCCAGTGTATTTGATTTTTCCAGAAGCTGTTCCTTCTGGGCTATATTCAAATGAAAGAGTTGCAGTTTGTCCTACAACTGCGCCAAATATTGCATCGGCAGTAGCATCAAATAATCCACTTAAGGATATTGTGGCATCTTTTAAACCTACAATGTAAGTTTTATTAGATGCACCAAGTACGCTAGTTTCTGCAACATCAGCAGTTTCTGGGAAGTCAACATTGTTCACAAAAGCTGATATGTCAGTTAGAGAACCACTTGCGTTATCTAATTTGAATGCCGAACTTTTACCATGTACAAATGCCATTTTATCTTCTCCTTAATTATTTCTTCCAAAACCAACTATTGCATTAATAGTTGGAGTAGATGAACCACCAATCGTATTATGTACTCTGACATACCTGTTGATTGTCGTACCTTCAGCTACTTTTTTAATCTCACTCGTTGCACCTGTTGCTTGAGTGAATGTTATTAAATCAGCATAAGTTACATTATCAGCACTATGCTGAATCTTTACATCTCCTGTTGGAGAAGTACCACTTACACTGGTAACGATTAGAAACGCTCCACCACCACCAGTTGAACTCGCTGAGTTGTCATTGGCAGAACCTTGCGCTCCTGTTGTTGTAAAAGCACCAGCATTTAAAACAAGACCTATCGTAACTCCATTATCTGCTTGAGCATCTATTGAAGTTGCAACTACATCTCCTACTGGGCTTGATACACCATAGTTAGTAATGTTTGCAGAACCAAACTGAGTTCTATCCCCAGTCTCTAGTCCATCAATACCAACAATTAAATTAAAATCAGAACCACCTAAGAGTGGTTGAAGTGTCGCATCAGCAGTAGCATCGAATAATCCTGTCAAAGAGATTGTGCCATCATCTTCTCCTGCTATGTAAGTCTTTGCTCCAGAAGAGCCAAAGTTTGTTGTTTCTGCTACATCAGATGTTTTTGCTACATCTACATTATTAAAATATTGACTAAAGTCCACTGCGTTAACATGAACCTTAGTTCCTTTACCATGAACGAATGCCATTACCTTCTACTCCTTCTTCTTCTACTTCTTCTCATTCTACCACCACGCCTTGAGCCACCACCAGAACCATAACTTCCTTTAC